CCGTAGGTTGCCAGAGGATAAATCGAGAGCGCTATTTAAAAAGCATTTGATTATAAACATTCAGCGCGTCAAAAGCGGGGAGTTACCAGAGCGTGATATTAACCCTGTTCAGGTTGCTAGCCCTGATGTTTTCCGTGAAACCGAAACAACCGATCAGCGAAACACCAGGTTAGATGCTGAAATTGAAAAGATGCTGGAGGCTGGCACGCCATTGCGCGGCCCATTTAAGAAACGTCACAACGAAACTAAGGATCACAAATAATGAGCGAACTTTTAAAAGTAATAAACTCAAAACCAACGCAAGACGTAAAAATCGATGATTTTAGATCGGCTGTTGGCCCTAGCTTTTTAGTTAGTGCGGATCCAACTTCGTTCGAGAGCATAGCCACAAGGCGGCGTTATGTAATTTACTGCGGCATTGTTACTGAAGTGTGGTTAGACAGTAATTTCAAGGATGATGAGTTAAGCATGGCCATAGAACATAGCCGATCAATGTTTAAAGATAAAATTTATGGCGATATGTTCGTGATGGTTCGAGAAGCTATTCACGCTCTTAAATACGAGAGAGACGCCGACAAAACAGAAGAAATACTTGAAGGCTTGTTTAATTTAGTTAAGCCACGTTAATAAGCAAAAAGGATCACAAGTAATGAATATAGATAAATTAATTGCAGCAAAATTAGAAATCGCAGAGTTAAAAAAGACTCTCGCTACAATGGTTAATGTTGCCGATGGCGCTGTTATTTTACGAATGCGTGATAAGCAAGAAATCGAAGAGTTAAAATCCGAACTCGAACAGCACGACGATCAGATAACCAATATCGAAGAAGCTAACAAAGAAATTAGTGATGTGGCCAATGATAAAATAGTGGAACTAATGGGAATGGTCGACCACCTAAAAGAGTTTATAACAACTCAGTCGGATTACTGTTTTGATACAATAGAAATAAACGGAGAGGAAATAAGGCCAAAAGTTTTAGCGCATGAAGCTGTATGGAAAACACCCACCCAATGCCTAGCAAGCGTTAAGGCTGATGTTATCAAAGACTTTGATAAGTGGTGTTTAGAGCATCATAAAATGTCAATGTGTAGCGATGGTTTTTTAGAGCAACTCAGGGAGCAAAAATAATGAAGAAATTAATCATCAGGACTCGATACCAAGACTTAACTCCAGCAATGTTAGAGTTTGGCAATGACTGCGCTAATACATTTATAAAAGCTAAAGCGCTGAACACTTACGGTGATGATTGGTGCTCTTGCATGTACAGCTTCAAAAGTAAGGGGCTTTCATGCTTGGTTGAGTTAAGAAAATCAGGCACGCTAAGTGTGTCGGTGATTAGCGAAGTGGTTAAGCCATGCAGTTAAAGCCGCAAGCCGAAATCGACGAACTAGTTAAATACACTCGATGGTATGGCGGGATGAAAACCGAAAGCGACGCTTGGAATTGGCTTAATAAAAACATTCCAAACTGGATGCAGCAGCACGACACTAAAATAACTTATGAAGATATAATCACAACGGAATAAAAAAAGACCTCAATCAAGAGGTCGAAAACTATCATCAGGTAGAGGACTAATATTATGTCAGGAATAACCGAATTGCAACAACAGCTAAACCAGGCCCAAGAGCGCAACGCAAAGCTTGAGGGATTATTAAACAAAGTTTCCATGGGTATTTTGCAAGGCAGTGACAAAACCGGGCAAATCATTAATGCATCTGAAGCTATGCGATTTATTAAAGAAAGCTGTTTAGACGATCCTCTTAGCGTTGATAAAGATAAGTTGGTTGAAATGGTTAAGATCTTGGAGCATAAAATTGTGCTATTGGACCATCAATTAAACAACGCAATAGCCGTAATACAAAAGCGCGGTAAAAGATGAAAGATTACCAGTTGACCAAGTATAACCTGCAAGAGTTCTTTGAATTGGCCCAAACGGAACTTGATAAAAACCCTATCCTTGTCGTTACTACACAAAATGGTAATACTGGGAAATGGGGCATGGCCAGGCTTTGGCGTGCCTGGATGTCATCAACAGCTAAATTTATGGCCGGTAATGGTTGCACTATGCCGCTACTGATTAAACCAGGCGGATCGCACTATGGAACTCGCCCGTTTAATAAAGATGATGCTCACGAACTTTTTACTCAACAATATTTAGGAGTTGATACCGATGGTGTCCGCCTTAGCTGGGCCAAGAAAGCTCATGACGGAATGAGGGCGGCAACCAAAGGTGAAAGGTTCAACGCGATGTTTAAGCATGAAATTTGGGCCACTGAGCGCGGAATAATTCTATTTAAGCCCCGCGGCAGTGAATACGAAAAGCTAGAGCAGGAGCAAAATTCATGAGTAATTTAGGCCTCCTAACCAAACAGGAACGCGACGATCTTGAACTTGAAAAACGCGCGGCCATGTTAATTCAAAAGGTAAAGTTTGGTCACATGACTCAGTTCGCCGTTAAAACTGAACTAGCCGGGGAGCAAAACCCTGGAGTTCACGCAAAGTTCAAAAAGTTCCTTAACAAATATCGAGTAATGAAATGATTAATTTAATGCTAGGAGATTGTCTCGAGCGAATGAAAGAAATACCAGACTGCAGTGTAGACATGGTATTTGCTGACCTGCCATTCGGTACAACTAACTGTAAGTGGGATACGGTTATTAATCTTGACTTGCTGTGGCCTGAGCTTATTAGGATAGCAAAGCCAAACGCGGCGATACTTATGTTTGCTCAAACTCCATTTGACAAGGTTCTTGGCGCGTCAAACTTACCAATGCTTAAGTATGAATGGATATGGGAGAAGGTGGCAGCAACCGGGCATTTAAACGCAAAAAAAATGCCAATGAAAGCTCATGAGAATATACTGGTTTTCTACAAGAAACTTCCAACTTATAATCCGCAAAAAACCACTGGGCATAAGCCGGTAAACTCTTACACCAAAAAACATGATGCCGATGGCGAGTGTTACGGCAAGACAATTAGCGTTAGCGGAGGTGGTAGCACTGAGAGATACCCTAGAAGTGTACTTGTGTTTTCTAGTGATAAGCAAAAATCAAAGCTCCACCCCACGCAAAAGCCAATCGCTCTTTTGGAGTATTTAATAAAAACATACACAAATGAGGGTGATGTAGTTTTTGACCCAACGTTTGGCGCGGGTTCAATGGGCGTTGCCGCAAAAAACCTGCAGCGTGACTTTATCGGCATTGAAATGGATGAAGGTTGTTTTGAAATAGCTAAAAATAGGATAGGTGCATGAAATGAAAAAAGCAGAAAGAGAACATCTAAACAAGGTTGCTGGTTTTGGCTGCATTGTTTGTCACAATCTTGGTTTGGGAGAAACACCAGCAGAAATACACCATATTGGCAACGGAACCATGTCAAAACGCGCGAGTAACTACGAAGTAATACCATTGTGTCACTTTCACCATAGAACAGGTAATAACGGCGAAGCGGTCCACTCTGGAAGAGAGTCATTTGAAAGTAACTTTGGTACTGAGCAAGAGCTACTTGAACAAATTAAGGATTTATTATGATATTAAATATCAAACCTCTTTCGGTAAACGATGCGTGGAAAGGGCGAAGATTCAAAACCGATAAATACAAGGATTATGAAAAGGCTATTTTGTTATTGCTAAAGCCAATGGAGATCCCAGAAGGTAAATTAGAGCTTTATTTGAAGTGGGGTTTTAGTTCTGCCGGTAGTGATTGGGATAATCCAATAAAACCGTTTCAAGATTGCTTGCAGAAGAAATATAACTTTAATGATAATCGCGTTGTTAGGGCTGTAACTGAAAAGGTGAAAGTTAAAAAAGGCGCTGAATTTATTGAATGGGAACTAAGGGGTTATAATGACGCCTAACATATTAGGCGTCATATCCTTATAAACAATTTTTAGTTAAATATCCGACACGTAAACGTGAATGACATTGGCTGTGTGGTGCTGTCAGTTGCCGTATAAGTAAACTCAAGCTCGTTGTTGACAGTGTCTAGCTGTATTCTGCCGTGCTGGTCCTCTCCGTCTGAGAAATTACCTTGAGCCTGTGTCAAAGATGTTCCGACAATAGGCACTGGTGGCGACATTCTAAATACTATTGCTGATAAAGTTCCCACGTCAACGTTAACCCTGCCGCTGCCTGTGACAATGTCACCCATGCGCATATACTGACACGTGAATGCGCCTAACGATTGTATGTCACCAGATACGGCGGTTAAGGTTGGAGTCCAAGTGCTAGCATCAAGATAAGGCTGAACATCAGACTTGTAGACAAAGTTTCGTTTTCCAGATGCTAACATTAGCACTGCCATTGTTGGCATACCCGAGGATCGATCACGGTAAAATGTCAAACCTTCAGGTTCATAGAATGTCCCTATAGCATCAGCATTTGCTCGCCCAATCTCTAACTTATCATTCGTGGCAACCCTTTTGCCGTTTAATGTATATTGATGAATTCTCTTGTTAGATAACTTTGCGTTTCCAGAAAGAATATAAACATGGCTTCCATCACTAGCAATGCTTTGCACAGGAGTAAACTCATTAATTTCATCATCGGCTAATATGTCTCGATCAATTTGCCACTCGTACAAGAAACTATCTGAGTAATCACCAGCGCCGCCATCTGCTAGTAATTCCAGACTCCATACTCTAACAAAGAAATCACGAGAACTTTTGCGCCCTACAGCTACTAAATAACGCCCACCAAGTGCCACTTCAGGCATAGTGTTGTTAGTGGCGAATGCGAATTCATCACCAAATAATGTATAAATTTGAACGTTCGCGGGCAGCGCTGCATCAACGAAGTCAAAGCGCATGACTTGCTTGAATCCGTTGGGATTGCCGCCGCTTGTCTGCATACTTGTCCATAATTTAACGGTGCCATCGTCTTGATGCTCTACAGATAGGCCTTGATGGCCTACTAAGTCAGATGATAGTGATTTGGCTTTTTGAACCGCTACAATACTAAGAACGTCGTCACTACTGTATCGAGTGACAAATGCGGTTACATTGGGGGTATCATCAAAAATCGCATAGATAAAGCTATTAATTTCATCAAATGCAATACTGTCTAAACCATCGGATTCAGTTAATTCATATAATTCAGTGCTAGTGCTGTCATGTAAATCACGTTTTATATTTACTGTTGGCTCTGCTAACGGCGCTTGTAGCATTGGCTCGATATAATCGTAATCGTCGACTACAGTGCTTATCGTTGTTGATTTTTCATACACAAGCTGACCATTCACATATCGGTTGTTAGTGTACGAGCGATCAACCCTAAACACGTCATCAGATAAATCAACCAGCGCATTTGTAAAGTTAGAATCTATAAAGTCAAAGACAGCCACGTTACTGGTAACGCCACCGCCAACACCACCAAACTGTTTTACGATTATAGTTCCAGTATCTATAAGCACTAAAGCTAAAGTTGATATTCCTGTGCTAATAACAATATTAAAAGTATTAGGTGTGACGCTAGTTGCAAGAACAAACCCCCAAACTGCCCCGCCTCCATTCCCTGCGGTGCGTTCCTCTATGAAAAACAATGCACCTGCAAATGCAATGGCAGGATCGGAACTGATTACCGCATCGTTTAAAGTTTCAAAAGCATAAGTAATATTTGCTGATGCTATTAAGCTTCCCAAATCTGATATGTTTTTATTTTCCATGCCTGATAAATCAGACTTCCAAGCCACAACCTTACCGGCGACAGGCCCAGGGAGGGTTAACGGCTTTGGTCCTTGCTGTGACTGCTGAATTAATAGCGCTCTATTTGTTAAATCTTCAACTTTCTTAGCAATTGAAACCACTCGATCAAAATCACTATTAACAACGTCCGGCCTAAAGTCGCCATTATTTTGATAATCAATGGTTCGACTTGATGGCACGTTAGAAACGATGGTTACCAAATCATTTAAGTTTGCACCGACAGTTAGCGTTATAGTGCCGCCGTCTTCATCATCAACGCCGGTTACTGTGTAAGCCGTAGTTAAATCGGTTGAATCATTAGCATCTTGACCGGCTGGCGTGATGTAAACATTAAGATCGGTTATTGAAAATATCTTAAATGTGTAAGAAAAAATGGTCTGCCCGGCGTTACTGGTAAATTCATTGCGAGCTGGTTGAATATTGATAGTCAAAGTGTTAACCTCCTATCTCCACAGGAGATAAATTTAATGATTAAAAAGTGCCCTAAATGTAAATCTATTTTAACACACTCAGAATTCGTTCCCAATAAAAGCGCGAAATCTGGCTTGTCAAGCTGGTGCCTAAGCTGCATTAAGCAATACAACGCATCAGAACCTAATAAAATAAAAGCAAGGTTAAGAAGTAAAGAGTTCAGGCGGCGAAAGGGTTTAAAGCCATTAAGCCTTAGAGCGTCTGAAATGGTTTTAATAAGATCGGGCGAAAGCGATCTTTTAACATGTGGGTATTGTGAAGATAAAAAACCTTTATCCAATTTTAAAAAAAGAAATGATAGAAACGAATCATTTAATTCATACTGCGCGAACTGCGTAAACATAAAAGCCAGAGAACGAAGATCAAAACTAAAAAAACCTTCAAAATTTGATAAGTGGAGCATCCAAGAAAAGCGCATAGCTAGAATTAAATCATCGAACGCGATCGCGTCAGGTAAGTTAATAAAGCTACCTTGCATCATTTGCGGATCTTCCGATGTTCAGGCGCACCATGAAGATTACGACAAACCACTTGATGTAATATGGTTGTGCTCAAAACATCATGGAGAAGCACATAGGCGTTACGATAAATCATTATAATCCTTTTTCAATTTCGTCTAAAGCTTGTCGAATTAATGATAAATTTTGGCCTGGCAATAATCGCCTTAATGCCCGGGTGTCAGAATCGGACCAATCACGCTCACCAGTTGCAGCACCGGCAACCCTGACCACTTCGCCGGCCAGGCCAAATGTTGGCCCTAATGCCGAATCAAGAGCTGTTCTTGATGCGTATCTAGCAGACGGGGCATTAATACCTAGTAATGGTCTTATCCCGTAATGCTGAGTGGTTATTTTCTCAATGGTGTTATTGGCTTCCATTAACATACCCAACATGCCAGAACGATCGATTCCTTCGGTTACCCATACTGCGGGATCGTCGCTTAATTCCCGCCCTGCGTCCCAATTCTTTAAGGCATAAGATAACATTCCGATACCAACCATGCCTAACATGCCTTGCATATAGTGCTTATCTTGCAATTGTAAGTTAGAAATTAACACTCGTTGAGTTGCCGAAAACATGAAGGTTTTAAATTGAAAAATAGTTTTGCCTAATTCGGTAGACATAAACAGCGGCCTTTCTTGACCTGGAACAATAATAACTCGGTCACTTTCTTTACGTAGTGCCGCGCCCCACATTGTAGCCAGCTCTTGATTGTCCCACTTTCTAGAATTAGCAATGGCCATGCCGTCTACTTTGGTACTGTGTTTTCTCATTTCACCGGCAATATTTAAAGCATCAGCATCACTGATACCTAATTGCTTTAACCGGGGATCAATGGTTCCCGCCTTTAACTCGGCAATGAGTCTTGATTGTTGAACAACGGCGTGAAGCTGTTTAATGCCGCCCGTCCATCGGTTCATTAGGTTGATTGATGAAAACTTAGTGGCAGCAGCACGAACGCCACGCTCAAAGGCTGTGCCGCCTTGGGCAAAATCGGCAACATCAGCGATCAACTCTGCCCGGCCACCTAATAGCGCATCGGTGCCAATACCATATAATTTGGCCTCTCTGGCTGATGCCTTAAAGCCTTTAATGTTTTTTATCATTGGAACTAATCCATCACTAAAGGTTCTTACTATGCCCTCGGCAGCGAATACCCGCGCAACATCGGGAAACGATGAAGCAACAACACCACCTAATAAACGCATGTAGTTTAAGTCACGCGCAACGCGGCCAGCTCTTACCCATGGGTTATCCCAATCTGTTTGGCCGAATGTGCCGCGCATACGGTCGCGCATGGCAGCAATGTCACGAATATCACCGTCTTTTTTCTTGGCTAGTTTACGCGCTAATTTTTCGTCACCGGCCTTTGATGCCTTTTCAATTTTTAATTGCCATTCTTGTTCTATGTTCTTTATTTCATTGGTTAAATTAACATCACCGAATTCTTTTACTAGCTCGATATCAGGCGCAACCGATTTGACGTAGCGGCCCATTAATACCTCAATATCGTTTTCAAGGAAGTCTTCAACCAACTCATCAGGGATAGTAAAGGATCTTGCTTTGAATTGACCTTTTAACCCGGTAGGCTTGCCGCCCTTGCTGCTATTTTCCGCAATTTTATAATCGTATGGTAACCGGCCATCTGGTGTGCTCATTATTCGCCCGGAAATTTCACGCGCTATTGAACGAGCATCATCAACATCAAGATCGGGTTGGCGGTCCATCATCCACCGGCTAGTAATGCCTACAAAGTTATCAAGGTTAGCCGCCATTTTTTCTTTATTCCAAAGGCGGTTTAAATAACCTCTGGCCGTGGTGACTTCAACGTCTTCAGGTAAAATTTTAGCCTCGATGGCGCTATTCTTTAATGGCTCGTAAACCTTGGCGTTAATATCATCGGCGGCCTTTTGAATATTAACATCATCAGAACCGTTCCGCATTGCCTTACCAACGGCCTCATTAAAGGTTCGGCGCTTGAGGTTGCCGCCATCCTTTTGATAAGCGATAAATGCCTTTTCGTTAGCCTCGAAACCTTCAAACAACTGCCCATCGTGAATTTTTATCTTTGATTCAACCGATGTTCGCAATGGTTGATCCATATCAAGCGGGTTTTCTGCCAAACGGTTAACTGTAGATCTTGTGGCTGATACGTCAGATGTTATTGTTCGGCTTAGTGGATCAAAGCCTAAAATCTCAGTAGCCTTTCTGGCGAACTTACCGCGAACTTTAGCATCAGTGTTTACTTGAGCTGCGCCCACGGTGCCATCACCAAAAACGCTATTTTCACCAAGGGCAATAACGCCTTCAGGGTCCATTGTCCGTTCAATATCATCAGCCAACTTGGGGCCATCAACTTCAGATTTAGTTAATAAGCTTTGAACCGCTCTTGGTGTTGATCCTAAAACCATACCTAAGAAGCTAGCGGCGGCGATATTAGTTGCTGACTCGCCCAATGTTCTTTTTAATTGCGTTTGGTGTAAGGCCGCTTCAGTTGCGGCAGTGGTTCCGGCGGCAACCGCACCAGTGACTAGCCCTGCGGTTAATATGCTGGCACCAACTTTATAAGTTCGGTAGGCTGTGCCGCCTACAGGGATTAAATTAATAGGGTCGAAACCAGCGGCCATTAATGTTGGCAAAAAAGAACCTTCAGCAATAGTATCTCGATCCTTTTGTTCTCGGGCACGTTGAGTTCTTACCGCGTTAACTTCATTAATGTTGTCAGCGTTGGAAACATTAGATAAAAATTGCTCGTTTAATCGTTCTTCTTCCGATAGTTCACCCCATAAATCGAAATTGGCATTATCAACAACCGAATCAGGAAGATCAGGAGTTTGTGAAAGAAACGAACCAAAGGTGTTTTCTTGGCGAAATGCGGCCTCCAATGTTTCTTTAAAGCCTGGCGCTTCACCTGGTTCTAAAACATCGGCACCAATGGCGCGGCTAAAAGTAACTTGCTCGGTTTTATTTTCTTTAAAGCCCATGTGAGTTCCTACCCTGTAACGTCATCTAAAACAGCAAGAAGCCTTTTTTGCTCTCGCTCTGACACACCAATAAAGCCAATTTCTGTTTCTATTTGTTTTTTAGTTGCGCCTTTTTCTAGCAAATTAATCATCGCCGCTTGTTGCCTGGTGATGTTACCTTCGTCAATTAGCTTTGAATTTTTAACCTTAAATTCTTTTTTGACCTCTTTTTTTATTTCAGCCTTTGTTGGTTTATTTCTGACAGCTCGGCTTTCAGAGATTCGTTTTTGTCGATCAGAGATTCGCTTGATTGTTTCTTGAGTGAATTTTTCATCACCAAGCAAACCACCACCAGAGGAAGCTGATTTACCTGATTGTGATCGACGCTCATTCAATTGAGCTTCGTTTTCGGCCTCAATCTTTTTGATTTGCTTTTGTTGATCAGGTTTCCAGGTAAAACCATAAAGCGGGGTGATACTACCATCACGTAAAAGCATAACCCGGTATTCTGGTTCGCCTTGTGATGCCGTTCTCGCTGTGGTTTCGGTTGCCTGAAGGAATACTTGATCGGCCTTTATCGATTCAGCAAACACAAATTCTTTGTTAACGTCATTAACCAACTGGTTTTTTATGTAATCAACATCACCGGCAACTGAATAGTAATCATCAGGGGCGTATTTCATTACCTGGCCAGTCACTTCTGATTTTTTCCAGTTTCGTTTAAGTAAGGCAATAGCTTTTTCTTTGGCTGCGCTCTCAGTCATTCCCGCTTCATAATGCGCTTCAAATAATTGTTTATATTCTTTAGTCATTAATGGCAATGAAATCTCACCAACCTGAGTGCCTTCAAGCGGTCCAAACGGGTTATAGGCGTCTTGTACTATTGACGGGTAATTATCGGCCAGCTTTTCGTTTTTAATAACGTCCTTAACGGCCTGAATTCTTGCCTGGTTCGTTGGGTCCGTTAAATCATTAGCCAGTTTTACCGCTTCAACGGGATCAAGATTGGCAGATAAAGAAACAACTTGTTCAGCAAATGCCCGGTCATGGGCCGTAAAAGTCCGATCGATTAAACCTGGTGTATCGTCAATCATATCAATAAGGCGTGAAGCTTCAGCAATTAAATCAGGGTTACCCGATCTTAACTGAGTTGTTATTTCGTTTTTCATTGCAGTTGGGACGCGCTTCATCTTATCGACAAACAAGGCTTGAGACTGTTGTTTTAACTCTGTTGGTACTTGAGACAAAGGTTCGACCATTGTTTCCTGATAGAAATCATCAATGGTCTTGGTATCAATTACAATACCGTCATTGCCAGCCAAGCGATCAGCAACCAAAGAGAAATCTTTACTCTTTTTCACTGCGGCTTTTTGCTGGTTAACGATGTTAGTTAATATTGATGTGCGTTCAGAAGGGTTAATTTTACCCTCATTGAATAATGTTTCAGTGCGTTGCACAATTTTGCCGGCATCGCCGGTACCAGTTGAGGCCTGAATTTTTAAGTTTGATACTTCACGTGCTTGATCAATGGTTAACTGAGAAGCTGCCTTTGCTACCTTGGTTAGCTCTTGGCCTATTGATGCCCGCTCAGATTTAATAAAGGTGTCCCATTCATCAGGCGTCCAGCCTTTAGGGATTTTATTCGATATTTCTTCTAATTGATCAAGCGCAACAACTGGACCTTCAGTATCGACAACAGTATCAAATTCACCTCTGATTTTTTGCTCGGTTGATTCGCGTTCAATTTCGCGTCTCATAGTAGCAGCGCGATCAGGTAATAAATCACCGGCTTCAACCATGCTATCAATAATATCAAAAGACTGAATTAATGATTCACCAGAGCCGATCACGTTACCTTCACGTGATAACCTGGCAGACTCATTAGCAAACGAGTTAACCGCGGCTAAACTTTCAGATGCCGCAATTGATTTGTTTTTAGCAATAGTTTTTCTGTGCACTCGTAACCGAGAGTTTGAAATAGTGTTATCCATAAACTGAGACACTTGCTGTCTAACAGTTGGATCAACACCTTTAAGGACGCCAGAAGCATAACCAGCAGCCTTTTCATTAAACTGGGCTATGTTGTCGGGGCTCTCTGCTTCAATGGCGTTAATAGCTTCCTTGGTGTCATTACCAAGGCCAGCCAAGTAAGCAGTTTGTAAGCTTTTATTGTATTGAGCGGTTGATACACCACCAGTTAACAGGGTTTCAACAATACCAGCTTCACGCCGTTCTGGTGCCTGAGTTACGCCGCCGACCTTTTGAAGTTCTACGGCCTGGGCTTCTTGTGCTCCGCGTTGAGTTTCAACCACACCAATTAATCTATCTGTTGACCTGCCGAATTGCTGAAGCCGATTTAATAGCGAGCTTGAGGCCTGGGCAGCTCCAGTTGATAAATCTTGCTGGCGAATGTTTACAGTTTCTTGAAATCGTCTTGCCATTATTAATGCCCTTTATCTGCTAAGATCTGTAACTGGGGCGGGGCTGCTTCTTTTGCCGCCACCACCACCGCCAGCAGCTTGAGCCGCCCTAGCTTCAAGATCGGTTATTAATCCCAAAGTGGCCCCAGCCTTGGCTGTTCTTTCGGCTATCTTACCGCGTGATCTTAAAGTTAATGCGCTTAATTTAGTTTGGAATACATCGCGCTCAGTTGCTACTGATTCTCGACGCACATCTTCTTGCATCACTGAAAGCGGCGAGCCCTCAAAAGCGGCGATACCAGCAGTACCGGCGGCGGCATTTTGGGACGCCAAAGCTTCAGATAGTTGAGCCTTTCGATCAGCTTCGCGCTGAGTCCCTGCGGCTTCTTCTGACTTGGCGGCAACTTCAGCTTCGCCGCGTTGGATTGCTCCTATATCACGCTGAAGGTTGAAACTGCCAATGTCGGCTAGAATTCCCATTATTTATTCCCTTTCATAAATTCTTTACTGTTAAACCCTATGGGTATAAGGTTAAGACTTCCACAAACCGATGGGGTTTTAATATGAAGCTTACCTATGAAATTGCTAAAATATTTTTTAATTATGATGATTCTACTGGAATTCTCACAAGGAATCACGTTGATGCTAAATGGTACAAAGTCGCGTCCACATGCAAAAGAGATAATTCTATGTACGCAGGTAAAGAAGCTGGATTTTTGGAAACTGATAGACATGGCAAAAAATACAGGAAAGTAAAATTTAAAGGCACTGCATTTTTTGTCCATAGAATAATATGGCTTATTAAAACTGGAAGTATGCCCTCGAAAGAAATCGATAATATCAATGGCAACGGCCTTGATAATAGATGGGTCAACCTTAGAGAGGTTAGTCACAAAACTAACGGAATGAACATGAATAAGTCTAAAGCTAACAAATCCGGCTTTACAGGAGTTAGCTTTAGTAAGGCTAAAAATAAATGGGTTGCTCAAATAAGAGCAAATGGCAAGCAGACCTACCTCGGCGCTTACGCTAGCCTTTCGGAAGCTATCGCGGCTAGAAAGGCGGCTAACATCATTCATGGTTATCACGTTAATCATGGCGTTTAAGCTCGAACCTCCATCCCAATTGATAATATTGTCATGTTAAAAGGCGTATCTTGAGTTATTTCAATATCCGCTTCAATGCTCCAACCGTGCAACGTGATCCGTTTAAATCCTGTTTGCGGTGTTGGGGCGTCGAACTGATTAACACCAATAGTTTTATCGGCCAATCGCTGACCATTCACAATAATACCATTTGATTCAAATAATTGTATAGCAGCCCGTAAAATACGTTTTTTGTCTGCGGCATTAGGACCATTTTCAAGCCCCATATTTAACGGCATGGTTTTAATTAGTGGCTTGTAGGTTAATCCAGCCTCAATAATTTGAGCGTCACGCGTGATAGTTATCTGACCACCAGCAACAACGAATTCACCCTGAAAGGAACCATCGGCTTTTACGTCTACCGTTTCGCCTTCTAAGTGAGAAAGCCCGGTTAAGGTGTCAGATCCGCCCACGTTGGTAGTTATTGCGCTATCTGTAAGAGCTGTTAATGATTCGGTTTCAATATAAAAAACAGTTGAGCTATTAACTACACGTTCGACTAATAAAAATAGCTTATCCGAAACAACAGCTATTGATCTGATTAACCCACTTGACCAGGTTGTAAACGCCTGAACGCCTTCAGCGGTTAATGTATTAAATACGGTTAAGCTGCCATCGGTATTTAAAATATAAATGTAATTGGCATCAGTGCTTTCTGTGCCTCGGCTTGCTGCCATCTTAATTGGGTTTTTAATCAAATGCGGGGCCAGTGATGAAACACTCGCTGTTTGATTAGATTGGAACTCATTAACAAACACAAATTGATTGATCACCTTGCCGGTACGTTGGACAAATAATGTCACGCCATCAATGCTAACAGGGCGTAAACGTTTAGAACCTAAATTAGTTTGCGGTGATACTGCGATATTAGCTGGGGTGATCGGCGTTCCTCTTGCCTGAGAAACAAAGAATTCACCGCCAGAGGTAAATATTTGAAGTGAGCGATTTGAAAATATTGCTTCAATGGCATTAACTTGATCCGTATCAAGTGTTGCTTCAATTAATTCATCGTCACGAGCCCGGCCTTTATCGAAGTTAAAGAAATCATTAACAACTGATCCCCAAATGGTAGCAGGTCGAGACAATGAACCGCCAAAATATAACCTTCCTTCATGAAAGGTGCATGTTCTAGGGAAGCCGCGTGTGACGCTCCAAGTGTCCTCGGCTGAAGATGATCCGGCCGTGATCCTTGTGGTGGTTCCTTGAAAGGTTACTGATTGCGTTATCACGGCGGTTACCGTTGCTAAATCAAAATCATTAGCGGAATCACCAGAAAATGTTATTTCGTATCGAGCCCCAGTATCTATGGTTGTAACAGATATGCCAGAGCTGCCAGTGTTAGGAAGTCTTTGTAATGAATCTCTTATTGCTTCTTCATTTGAAGGATCATCACCAGCGAATACAATATCTTCGCTTAATATTCCATTTAATGAAATCTTATATTTATCGCCTTCGTTTGTGCTTGCAAAAAATATCCTTTGTACCTCGGAAACTGGGGCAGGACTAGAGCCGTCATTGTAATTAAACTGCGGAACGTTCGATATTGTTATTGGGCTAACTGTCCAGTCAGTGTCAGACGTTCGAGTAATAGCCTGTTGCGCGGTATTAACTTGGGTAACAATGGCAGTGTCAGCAGATTGAATAAAATCAAACTCCTGCGTTTGCGCAAATGTCCAAGGGGTAGCAACAAAATCATTTCCAGATCCGTTAATGTTGGTTTGTAATACTCCATCTTTATAAATCTGCATTTTAAGATCAGTGAAAACCAACAAGTAATTTTGTTGAACATTAAAGCTAAAGTTTTCAAAGCGGCCGTTGCCTAGGGCAGTACCTAAAAAATCTTGTCCAGGACGCCGCTTAACCCCACCTTGTGGCAAAGTTAAAACTTCGGCGGCCGTTCTCAATCCATTGTAGTAAGCCTGTATATCAATTCGACCTAACAACGTTGGATCAAGCTCACCTCGATTCATGTTGCTCTGAAAGTTCCAAATGCCCATTAGAGAAAGTTCCTTGTGTTACCAGAAAAACGAACGTCGATTAATGGCGAGTCAATTATTCCGCGACCTGGGCGACCTTGCGAATCGATAGCCATTGCTTGACTAATGGCGTTGATAGCCTTTTGCTCGTACAAACCAGCCTTCTTTGTATCTTCAGTAACGGAAATAGCAAAGTCACTTGCTAGGGCATACTCAAGCGATTTAACAAAGTGAGGCGGTAAATTAACTTCATCAACGTCAAATACGTAAGTTGCTAAAATCTCATTCTGATTTGAATAAAGCAGATTGCCGATCAAGATATAATCGCCGCGTGGCTGCATATTCCAAATGCGGATTAAATCGGTCGGTAACTGAAAAGCGTTATTAAAGTTGGTTAACTCGTCAGGTGCTTGAGATAGCCGGTTAAGTCGTTGCTGCTTTAGTGCAAAGGACCAAGGGTGCTCACTTAATAGGCGCTTCTTGGTTTCCGGATAAAGATTAGCGGCGGCAGCAGCGCCAGCGCCGGGATCATCAAATGATGAAATCGGATTGTCACCAACGAGAAGTAAGGCATTTGAAGCTATATCTATTGAGCTAGGCATTAGTTCACCACCATTTTTGCATCTTCAACTATTAAATTTATTGAATCGGTTGAGTTTTCAACAAATATTTCAATAAAATCATCTGTTGATAACGTTTCTTGCCAGATTATGGTTTGATTTTTTACATCATTAGCATCAACTCTGGCTCTGGTTTTAGATGTGGGTCGAATTACACCGTTAATATAAACATAAAAATTAATATCTTTGTTGGTTCCGCTTGCTGCTGATGCGTTTGTAGGAATTATTATCGGAACGGTTAAATCTTTAATCCCGTTATATGTAAGCCTTCCGGCTGCTGTTCCTGTAAACCTAGATGTTCTTTCAATAATCCAAGTGCCAGCAACTAAAACCGCGTTTGTGCCGTCACTACTTGGATTGGCAATTACTGTTTCAGTTGCATTCCCAGTTAGCGACAAAAACCCATCAGGACGAGTATCAGCAATATCATCATTTGCGAAAAATTCCCATCGAATATCATCAACCGTGATACCAGCCAACGGCGTACCGACACCAAATGTTTTCACGCCGGTAATTGTACCGCTATTGCCCGCTGAGATATTGCCCGATCCAGTCAAGCCAGAAAGGAAAGTTGCACCGGCTGCCAAAGTTAGGAATGACGCATCGTATGAGAACGTATCAAAAACTGCTGTACCTAAATCAAAAAATATCGCACTAGAGCCGTTTACGGTTACCAAATCTGTATTGCCGATAAATACCGGGATAATGCCAGCAAATGTAATGCCATCGGTTTTAACATCGTTGAATGCAACATCTGTGTATTGTATAGCGTTTAAATTATCCAACACGCCAACAATGTCACATGAATCAATAGTACAGTTGATTAATTGGAATACAGCAACCCCGGCACCAGGTTTGGTAATATTGTGAAGCGTTCCATTAGGGCATGACAAGGTAAGCAATGTGATCTTGTTGCTGGTGTCGACAGCCGTGAACATGTCGCCAGTGCCGGCATATGTGAGTGATGAAACCGAACTATCAAGACCGGCTATAACCGTATCTTGCCCTAATTGCCACCTATCAGCGCTGTCAGCTAGATTGTCACTAACGAGGTAAAACGTATCATCTTCTAACGTTATCACGCCACCGGAAGGGGCGGGGAATTCAGAAAGTTTATTAATAGTAAGTTGCTTGGTTGGTATTCTGAACTGTTCTTGTGAGGTAACAACGGTTGGTGTCGCCGTTAAAACTTGGATGATATGGAATGATCCGGAAATATCATTAAGGATTATATCACCGGGCGACAATTCAAATCTTTTCTGGTTGAAATACCCGCTAGCTGTAACGGTTGCTAGAGAGTCAATAGTTTTGTATGAATACAATTTAGGGGTGTCAGCAGAATGAGCCCCGACTAATGCAAATGTACTTTGATCAAAGGCCATGACGATTCCTATTTTTTAAATGGGGTGGGTCAACGTCCTTGTTAATCCCATTAACTTAAGCCAGCGTTAAAGTTGAGCTTAAGGTTGTAGTAACACCAGCTGCCGACACGGCATCAACAAATACTAATGTAAATGTTTCAGTGCCGCCGTTAGCATCAACTGACCAGATTAAATCCTGGGCCTTTAATCCTAATGAAGCGGCTGCCGCGTCAAAGTAACCTGAAGCCACAACAGTGGCCTTAGCATCGGCAGTGGTATAACTAAAGTGCCGGGGTGCATCACTATTAGCCATGCTAGATAGTGGTAAAAATGTTGCTGCTGTAAAAGCCATAATATATTCTCCAAAAATACAATAAAGTTAGCGGCGATAAACACCGCTTAACTGATTTTAATTAAACACCTTCGTCATATTGAATCTTGACGATGCCTTGAGGCTCACGTGCAATCGCACCGGCTTTAAACATGCCGTTAGCTAACCATGAGGTTTTCTGAGCAATCCAATCTATAGTAGTCTTCATATCGATACCGATTGCTAGGCCAATAGATGCCTTATGGTAAGCAAATGCGGTACGGTCAGCAGCGACACCAGGCAAGCCACCCTCTTTACGTGTGCCGATTTTATGAAACTTGAATCCCATGTAGGTATCAAGATCACCATTAACCAGCGCCTTCACAGTGTTGAAGTCTGAACTTGTTACTTCTGGATCTTCAAGTAATTTTTGGAGTGCCTGAGCACGCAAAACGATATGACGGTCACCTTCATCAGCTTCGATATCATCCAAGTGACCTTTAGCACTGCGGATTGAATCTAAATCGAAGTTACGAGTTGCAGAAATATCAAATACACGGCCAGTGTCCGGATCTTCATCATTGGTAGCTGCGAAAGTAACAGCGGCTAACGCATCGATAACAAGCTGGTCTTCGCGGCGGCCAATTGCTTTAGCAATAGTAACGGCGAGTTCTGACTTTTCATCAAAGTTAACCTCTGCTTGATCAAAGATGTCGGTATATTCCGGCGCGTTCCAATTCTCAAGGTTGGCCGTTTGGCGACCGTGAGTGATATCCATTGGAGTAACATCGGCTTGACTTGCCTTTTGATTGGCTAGACCTTTACCCATGCGGGTAAATTTATATGCTTCGCCAACTACACCAGTACGAATAGTTACGGTTTCACGTAGAGTTCGCATACCTTGATATTCGTGCTTAACTTCGCTGTCAAATTCCGTGACAGCAGCGTTTGTGAGAAATTTAGACATTATATGCCCCTTATTAAGTTTGTTTGTTTTAGTAAGGGGTGTGTCCTGAATGGGGCCGCCTAACTAAAGTAATCGTTAAATTATTTAATTAGTCATATTCAGGCTCAATAGAGAGGTATCTGTAGACTTGAGTTAATAATACTACATAAGTTATTAAAAACAAAGGCCGACACGATGGCGACCTTTACGTTTCGATTAACCGACCATTACCCGGTGTTCTTCAGTGCCGTAAACTTCATTA